TGTTGGAGCTGGGGCGTTAACCGATAATAGTTTTAATGGATACATTGATGACCTTCGTGTAACAAAAGGTCTTGCTCGGTATACAGGAACCACATATACCACGCCTACCGCACCATTCCCGCTGCAATAGGACAACATCATGCTCTACAGCAAACTAGGATCAATACCAAAGCCTGAGACAGATGGCACAGATGGTTGGGTACAAGTGCCTGATGCACCAGAGTGCCCTGAAGGTATGGAAGTCATCTGGTGGTCGCATGAGTGGGTTGTACGGCCACCAAAACCAGCAGACAGGGCAGGTTATCAGTGGAACTGGAACCATTCAGATAAGGCATGGGTTGAGGGTAAATATGCAACAACCAGCGTGGATGAGGTGATTGAAACAATCGAACTTACATTTGCTGCTGACTCGCTTAATGCCGATTCCTTAGCCGATTCACTTACATGAGAGGTTGCGTAAATGGAAGCTATAGAGACACTAGGAAAACTGTGGTACTTAGGTGCAGCAGTTGTCGCTATAGCTGCCTATGCAGTCACTATTAAAGTCCGTGTCGATTATCTAGAGAAGGGCTACGATAAACAAATCACGGAATTGTGGAAACATGTTAATGATTTAACAAAAGGTAAATAGTATGGCATTGCAAGCTGATGAGCAAGTGAAGCAGTTAGGTGATGTCGTATCCATAGTCACAGTCGTAGGCACACTTGCTGAACTACTCCCTGCAATGGCAGCTATATTAACGATTATATGGACTGCCATTCGTATATGGGAAACAGATACAGTACAAACTATTATTCATAGAAAAGATATACAGAAAGATAAAGAGGAATAATTTAGTATGTTTGAACTCCTCAGTGGTGGGCTATTAGGCAGTGTCTTTGGTGGGTTATTTAGACTTGCACCAGAAGTACTCAAGTTTCTTGATAAGAAAAATGAAAGATCTCATGAATTAAATATGTTCCAGTTGCAGACTGACCTTGAGAAAATGAGGGGTCAGTTTAGGATGGAAGAGAAATATGTAGATCATTCAGTAGCCCAGTTAGATACCATCAAGGAAGCATTTAAAGAGCAGTCTGAAACAGCTAAGAATGCAGGCTGGTTTGTATCTGCTATATCTGCCTTAGTTAGACCTGGGATTACATGGGCATTGTTCTTCATGTATGCAGCAGTTAAAGTAGCTGCACTGTATATGGCATTCTTGACTAATGCTCCTTGGCATGAAGTTATTCAACAATCTTGGGACGCAGATGACTTTGGTATATTTACAATGTGTATTTCATTTTGGTTTGTTGGAAGAAGTATAGAAAAATATAACAAGTAATTAATGGACACTAAGCTTGCCACCATTGTATGTTCGGATGTCATTGGCTATAGTGCACAGATGCAAGCAAATGAATCACTGACATTAAATAAATTAGATGTATGTAGAAGCATTATTGACCCTTTAATTGTTGCAAGCAGGGGCAGACTATTCAACACAGGTGGTGATTCAGTCTTGATTGAGTTTGCAAGTGCCGTTGATGCAGTAAGATTTGGTGTTGAAATGCAAGCAGCCATGCGTAATCTCAATAATGGTTTACGGTGGAGGGTTGGGATTCATATGGGAGAAGTGTGGATATATGGCACTAACCTTATGGGTGAGGCAGTTAACCTAGCAGCTAGAACAGAGTCATTAGCTGACTATGGTGGTGTCACTATGACAGATACTGTATATAAACTTGTATCTGGTAAAATTAAAGATTATCAATTTATAAGTCGTGGCATACAAGAATTTAAGAATGTAAATCCTATAGAGATATTTAGTGTTGTCATTGAGGGTAGTGAACCAAATCCCCACTTAAATAAGAGTCCTAAACCAAAGCAAGAAGTATCTAGTAAGAGTCACAAAGATCTAATAGCTGCAGTTGTGAATGATCAAGCTGCACGTAATCGTAGTGTGCAAGATGCTCTTAATCTAAAGCATGATAATAAGTATGGTCCAGCTACCCGTGTATTAATGTGGCGTATAAGTAAGCAAGACAATAAAGCTGTTGATGAACTAATTAACATGCTGCAGAAAAACATTGTACCTTCTGATCTCAAGCCCTATGTGTATGCTGTATTTAAAGAGTTTTGCACTAAGGTAAATAGTGAAACAGCTATCAACATAGCTGACCTTATTGAGAAAGATAGTCCTAGTTTAGCTTTGCAGTTTCTTCGTGGTGCTGCACGTGTTAATGAAGAAGCTAATTATCGTTTAGCTATGATGATATTCAATAACCCCAATAGTAGTGACACTGAAATTGAAAACATCATTAGTGATCTAAAAGATTATGCCATGAAACGTAAAGTACCTGCCATGTTAAACTTAGGTACTTACTATATGAAGATTAATGATAAGAAGAATGCCTTTCGTTGGTTGTATGCAGCACGTTCTGAGCACAGTAAACAAGCACAGGATATGCTAGAAGAGCTTAATAAGACTATCAGTAAAAGTGATTTTAATAACTTTAAAACGGATGCTGATGCGTTAGTGGATGAGATTAAGTTCTTGGATGAAAATAGGATGAGGCAGTGATCCATGAAGAGGCTATTAAATTAGCCAAAGATATGCTCATTAAACCGTTTGAAGGTTGTGCAAAGAAGATACCTGACGGAATGCTAGAGGCTTATCCTGATCCAGCTTCACCACTTGTAACGAGTAGACAATATAAGTACCCCTATAAAGACATACCATACGAAGAGTTAGTCGAACTGGGTAGACCTTGGACTATAGGATACGGTGCTACAGGTAAAGACATAGGCCCCGGCACTGTATGGACTCTAGAACAAGCAGAAACAGCCTTAGACGAGCATTTAATTGAGTTCCTAGTTCCCCTATTAAAGATGTCTCCTGCGTTGAATACAGAGCTTCCTAGACGCATTGCAGGGGTACTGTCTTGGGTATATAACTGTGGATTAGGTAACTACCGTATCTCAACCTTTAAGAAACGTATTGATGCCAAGGATTGGGTAGGTGCACAAGTAGAGTGCAAGAAGTGGGATAAGGCACGAGGTAGAGTACTCAGGGGTCTAACATTAAGACGAGAAGCGGAAGCTTTGTTGCTAGGATAACATAGACATGCCAAGTAAAGAATTTACATCTAAACAAAAAGAGATTGTCGCACGTAAGCTAGGCTATGATGGTCCTATGCATATGTTTGATGAGTTTCTTAGGTCCGATCCCTCTATGGCAGATCGTTATGGTACTGTGTTAGATAAATACATGGCACGTGGTGGTGTTGTCACTAAGAATAAAAAGAAGAAGTATGCAGCAGGTGGAGATACTAGACTTGCAACTGAAGAAGAATTAGACAGACAGGCACTTAATAACCAGACTTCAATGCTCATTAATCCTGGTGCTCAGGATACGATTAAGCCTGCTCCTGCTGTCACTAGTGCTCCTACCGTCGTTACCACTCCCACTGTCGCTACTGTATCACCAGGGGATGTAGGTGGTGCTATGGATCAGGATCAGAGGCAGGTTGCATCTACCACTGTTAAAGCAGCACAAGATACAATAGGTCCTACTGTTATTACAGATGCTACAGGGCTTAAGCTACAAGATACTACACCGGCAACTCAAACTGCATCCCCAGATGATGCAGGTGTCGATGAGATCACTGCTATCTATAAAGAGTTATTGGGAAGAGAACCTGATGCAGGTGGATTAGACTTTTGGGATAAGACAGGTCGTAGTGCTGCATATATCCGTAATAAGATTCTGAATAGTGCTGAGTATGCAAACAAGAAGGCTGCTGGATCTAAGGTAACTGCTGACACTGTAACTGGGGCACCTACTATGGGGCCTGTTTCTGGTGTAACTGCAGCTACTATCACTCAAGATCCATCACAACTTATTGCATCTAGAGATGGTGTAAAGGCTGATACTGCAGCTGTAGATACCGTATCAACGACTGCACAGGCAGAGTCGGTTAAAGCTACTGCACCTGAATCCATTACTGCCTCTACTACAGCTAAGGGTGTTAAGGAAGTAACCGACACACTAGCTGCAGCTACAGGAGATTTCTCAGATACGATTACTGCAGCTGAAGGTATTGTCTCAGATAAGGCACTTGCAACTGCAGCTAAGTTTGATGTTGCATTCCAAGATACTATTGATGTTGTAGATCGCTCTGTCAATACTAATGAGCTAGTAAGTGCAGAGACACAGTACACTGCCCCCACAGCCGTTGTAAGTGAAGCAAATGCAGTAAAAAATATTGAAGCTGTCACTCGTGAAGTACAGACTGAAGAGTTAGCTGATGCAGCTACACTGGGTGTAGACAATGCAGCACAAGGTGAGGCACAGAAAGAGTTAGGTCTTACTGAAGATGCAAAGATTGTAGCTGCTAAATTAGATAAGTTTACACTTGATGCAGGCACTTTAGCTGATTTCGTTGAAGGTAAAGTAGAAGCTAAAGCTACTGTACAAGGTCAATTGACTGAGTTAATGAAGTCATTTGATGATGGCAAGACTCCTGCCTGGGCTGCAGGTGCTATACGTGCAGCTAATGCAGCTATGGCATCTAGAGGCTTAGGCAATAGTTCTATGGCAGCTACTGCAATATTCCAAGCTGCTATGGAATCTGCACTACCTATTGCACAGCAAGATGCTAGTACCTTTGCTCAGATGGGATTACAGAATCTCAATAACAGACAGCAAGTGGCACTGGCTAATGCAGCTGCACAGCAAGGCGTAGAGATTGCTAACTTTAAT